CTTAGCTGACAGCCGGGAAAGACCGGCATTATATGAACTGCCAAACGCCGCATGAAGCAAAGGCAGGAAGAAAAACCAAACAGGAGGATTGAAAGATGGACACCACCACCAAAACCCCGAAAGCCTGCATCGGCGATATGTTCCCCAGTGTGTTTCCCGGTATGCCGATGTTCGCCTATGTTCCCAACCCATACGACTGCGGACGGCCCGCCAAGGTCTACCCCGGTGACAATACCTACTATTGCGTGAAAGGTGCACCGCTCTGCGCAGTGGATGCAGAGGATGCCGCACTACTGGCAATTCGTCACACGGTATGTCGCACCATGAATCAGTGTTACGGCACGGCTACGCCCGCGCAGGCCGCTGCTGTTGAAGCTGGCATCAAGTACGGATGGAGTGACCGCCGCGCGAATCCCGCGCTGTACGATGCTGACGGCATGTTTTGCGGGTAACATCCACCCACGGAGGTATTACGAATGGGCAGACCGCCGAAGCGGAATCTGAACTATTCAACGTGGGATGTGGATGTTCTGGAAAACGACACCTCTATTGACAATTTGATTGATGCACAAGGCCCGGCGGGCTTTTATGTCTACTTTGCCCTGTGCCAAAAAGCCTACGCCACCGATGGTTATTTCTACCGCTGGGGATATGACAACGCCGCATCGACAGCGCGCAAGCTGGGCGGCGGGTTGAAGTCAACCCAAGTTCGGGCAATCGTTGATCTGTGCGTGTCTTTAGGACTTTTCGACAAAGCCTTATTTACAACGGACGGAATATTAACTTCTCGGGCGATACAAAGCCGCTATCTGGACGGCATCGCACGGCGTACAGGCGAAATACCGATTATTGTTGAATACTGGCTTTTAGAGGTTACACCCCGCGCCGGTTTAGTTTTCGTACACAAAAACGGAGAAACCGCATACAAAAACCCAAATAACAAACAACAGAAACCGAGTTTCTGCACAGAAGATTATATTAGACAAAATGAAATAAACCCCCAACATAATCTTCCCCAGAAATCGGCTGTTGAAAAGTCTGTTGAAAACAGGCGTGAAAGCTGTACCCGTATTATGGCCTTGCTGCAAGCATTTACTGGCATCAATATGCAAGGCGATAAGCAGACAAGAAAACAGGTGTACAGCTTGTTTGACCGTGGCTACACAGAAAAGGACGTGAAAGCCGTCATCGGTATGGCCGCAGACAATGATGCACCGTTCCCGCCGCCTGCGCAGCTTTTCGGGCCTATGTTCGACCAACTGATTACAACCCCGGCAGACAGCGCCCCGCGCGATCACTACGCCGCGCTGCCGCCTGCCACAAAGAAAGGACGTGCATTCAATGGCGGATATTAAATACACCATGCCGCCGCCTACCGAAGATGTAGAGCAAATGTGCCTGTTCCGCTGGGCCGATGCCCAAAGCGGCAAATATCCAGAACTTTCCCTTATGTACCATATCCCAAACGGCGGCAAGCGTGGGAAAGCCGAAGCGGGCCGCTTCCGCGCAATGGGTGTGAAATCCGGCGTGCCGGACATCTTCCTGCCTGTCGGCGTTCAGAAGATAGATTCCGTTGATCGCGGCCAGTATACCATTATCCGCACCAAGTACAACGGCCTGTACATCGAATTGAAGCGTCTGCGCGGCGGTACGGTATCAGCTGCACAGAAGCAGTGGATTGCCCGCTTGCGTGATGCCGGTTATGCCGTGGAAGTCTGCAAGGGCTGGGAAGCTGCCGCCGCAGTCATCACGGATTACTTGGAGGGGCGGTACAAACCGCAATACCAGCCATGAAAACAGTACAGCAGATCATGCAGGAAAACGGCGCAAAAGCCAATATTCGCAATTTCCGCTATATGCAGGAAAACTACACCTACAAACAGAAAATTCGCCATGCGGAAAATGTCGCCCGCAGTTATCAGGACAAATGCAGCGAAATGGGCCTGAACTGTCACGTATCAGTTGGTGGTTTAGATTCCATCACCCTGCATTACTTCCTTGAAGCGTGCGGCGTACATGTTCCCTGTGTCAGTTGTTCTTCCCTAGAACAGAAAGGCGTGCAGGCTGTACACAAGCAGATTGCCGCCGAAATGGAAAACACCTACTCGGCGCGGGAATGGCTGGGCGCGCACATGGCCCTGCCGCAGGATGAGATCGACACCATCACAGACCCAGATACCAGAGCGCAGGAACAGGCCCTGCACGATGCCTGCCCGCCCGTACCCCGCATGTATTTCTTGAAACCTCTGAAACCGAAAACCAAAGTCATTGAAGAATTGGGCTGGCCCGTGCTTAGCAAAGAGATTGCGGGCAAGATCAGTCTGTTACAAAACCCGACACCAAAAAACGCCACTGTTCGCCATGCAATCATTACGGGCGAAACAGGAGAATATGGTGGATTCCAGAAAAACAGCCGAATGAAACTAAGCCAAAGATGGCTTGAAAAGTTCGGCGGCGCAGATGAAGAAGGCGCGTCACTTGGGTATGCTGCGGCCCCGTTCAAGGTGTCTGAACGCTGCTGCTATTATCTCAAAGAAAAACCGTGTGACGATTGGGCCAAAGAACACAACAGCGTTCCGTATCTTGGCTTGATGGCATCCGAGGGCGGACGCAGAGAAAAAAGCCTTATGATGCACGGGTGCAATTACTACGGTAAAAGCACCATCCGAAGCGCACCGTTCGCCATATTCAGCAGGCAAGACATTTTGCAACTAGCCCTTGATTTGAATGTCCCCATCCCGGCGGAATATGGCGAGATTGTCCGAGACAAGGACGGAACGCTGCGCACCACCCTTGCGCAGCGCACAGGCTGTACGATGTGCGGTTTCGGCATCCAGCTGGAACAGCGCCCAAACCGGTTTGATCGCCTGCGCAGCGCAAACCCCAAAGAATGGGAATTCTGGATGCGCCATGTTTGTCGTGACGAAAATGGTGACTGGTATGGATGGGGCCGCGTACTCGACTACATCGGCGTGGAATGGGAAAACGAACCCGGCCAGCTACCCGGTCAAATGTCTATTGAGGATTACCAAACGTGAACAACAGCAAGAAACGCCACTGCGGCAGTGCGTACCGCCGCTTTGAAACTATGATGAACTATTACGCCAAGCCCGGCAAAGACCGTACCAAAGCTAAACAGCGCCAAAAGAAGAAAAGGAGCAAGAAAAAGTGAAAACCATCGTCATTTTGAATTTAAAGGGCGGTGTCGGCAAGACCACCACCGCAACAAACCTTGCATACGAACTTTCCAACATCGGCGAGACACTGCTAATTGATGCCGATAAGCAAGGCAACAGCACCGAGTTCTACAACATCCACGATTTTACCCACGGTCTGGGCGATGTGCTGACGGCCAAGACTGCCGCTGATGCCTGCGCCCTTCATGCTGCGCTTCCGGCCCTGAACGCCAACGGAAAGCCGTACCCGCATCTTCGTATTCTGCCCAGTGACTACCGCCTTATGAAGTCGAACATTTCCCTGTTGCTGGACACGTCCAGCGGGCGCGATAAGCGTCTGCGCCGCTACCTTGCGGAAAATGAAGGTGCGCTTGAATTCGTTGTTGTGGACTGCGCCCCGGACATCGACATGGCAAGCATCAACGCCCTTATGGCAGCAGACCTTGCCATCGTGCCGATCACGCTGGACAAGAACGCCCGCAAGGGTCTTGCCGAGGTATGGGAGCAAATCGAAGCGGCCCAGCAGGAAAATCCAAAGCTGAAAGCCTACGCCCTTATTACCCGCTTTCGCCCCGATCAAAAAGAGAAAATCGCCGATGTGACCGACCTTGACTTACTGGGCACGGTTATCCGCGAAAGCACACAGAAAGTCGAAAACGGAAACGACGCGGGCAAGCCGCTGTCGCTGTACAGCCGTTGGAGCAATGCCGCCCGCGATTTCCGCGTGCTGGCGGATGAAGTGTTGGAGGTGCTGGGCTGTGAACAGTTGTTGCCGCTCTGACCTGCCCGCCGCCCTCTTTACGGTGCTTGCCAAGGATGGCCACGTTATGATGCAAACCAATGATCCCGCCTGCATCCCATCCCCCGAAGATCAGAAAGCCATGAAAGCCGCAGGCTACAAAATCAAGGATAAACGGACATGAATGCACCCTGTTACCGATGCGCCCGGCGGGCCATCAACTACTACTATATCCTGCAAATTCTGCACATTGAAAGCATTGAAAACTGGAAAGGTGGAAACATGTAAAGATGGAAACCGGAAAGAACACGCCCCCTGCCGAGCGCCTGCGCTGTGAAACCTGCCTGTATTGGGAAGATTTCAACGGCGTATGCTTTTGCGGCGCAAGCCCCTATTGTGCCGACTTCACGGACGGCGATGATGGCTGCTGTTACTGGCAGCAGAAAGAGCCTGTCACACAATCCCCGGCGGGTACGGAGGGCATAGAATGAACCTTGGAACAGTTATAAAATGCTGTCCGCTCTGCGGCGGACGCATTGTTGTAAGCAATCTGTATCAGTACTCGTTGGATTATACAATGCGCAAGGATGGCAAAATTGGCAAACGGTATAAGCGCGGAGATGATGGGGCCGTGGACGTGAGCCTTGCTTCTTGCGAAAATTATAAAACCTGTGATGCACGATGGGAAGAAGAAGAATTTTTCGTTGAACCTGACGGAACTTTTTACGACTATAAGTACGGCGAGGATGAATAAATGGCAATCAGTAAAAAGACCCGCGTTGCGGTGTACAAGAAATGGGCAAGGTCATTCCCGTGGCCGCTGCGGCCAACTACGACATGACCGAACTTTCGTCTGCCTACGCGCTGCTTACCAAGAACGGCATTGCCACCGCAGAATCCGGCACTTACTTAAAATCCATGCTGAACGAACTTACAAAGTCCGGCAGCATCACCGACACCACCCTGCGCGAACTGACGGGCAAAGGCTTTGCCGATCTGAAAGCCGAGGGCGATTCCACATCCGACATCCTGAACATGCTGTCCGATGCCGCCGAAGCAGACGGTAAGACCCTGAAAGACATGTTCGGCAGTGTCGAAGCCGGTTCTGCCGCAATGGTTCTTGCCCGTAACGACGGTGCAGACTACAACGAAATGCTGACCCAGATGCAGGATTGCGGCAAGGCAACAGATGAAGCGTTCCAGAAAGTCACCGACACCACCAAGCAGAAATTTGCCAAAGCGCTGAACGAAGCCAAAAACGCCCTGGTCGACTTGATGGACAAGCTGCTGCCAAGCATCACGCAAATCATCAAAGCCGTGACGGGCATCGTGGACAAATTCAGCGGTATGGATGAATCCACACAGCAAATCATCCTGACCGTGGGCGGCCTAATTGCCGCGCTGGGGCCTGTACTGATATTTATTGGCAATCTGACATCCAGCATCGGCGGCGCGCTGAAAGCCGCACCCGAAATTGTTTCCGCCGTTGCCAAGGTCAAGGGCGCTGTTTCGGGGCTGTTTGGCCTGTTGGCCAAACACCCGTTTGTGCTGGTCGTGGCGGGCATTGTGGCACTTGTTGCCGGGTTCGTCACCCTCTGGAACAAATCCGAAGCGTTCCGCAATTTCTGGATTAGCTTGTGGGATGCTATAAAATCCGCTGTTTCTACCGCAATCACAACCGTGCAGAATTTGTTTACTGTTTTGCAAACGGCGTTTTCTACTGCATGGAATGCGATTCAGACCGTTGTTTCCACCGTCGTGTCTGCCATCGCCAGCACATTGCAGGCCGCATGGACGGGAATCACCACCGCCGTGCAGACTGCCTTGACAACAATACAGACAATCTTTACCACGGCTTGGGACGGCATCAAAGCCATTGTTGAAACCGTCGTCACCGTCATTACAACAACGCTTCAAAATGCGTGGGACATCGTCAGCGACGGTGTGACAACGGCTTTTGAGGGCATCCAGCAGATTTTTACAAGCATCTGGGACGCCATCAAGACCGCTGTGCTGGGCGTTGTCCTTATCATCTGCGATTTAGTCACCGGCGATTTTGACGCGCTGAAAAGTGATATTTCCAACATCCTGTCCGCACTGTCGGAAGCGATTTCCGGCATCTGGAACGGCATCCAGACATTTATCAGCGGTGTCATGTCGGCCATTGTCAGCTTTTTACAGGCAGAATGGAACGGCCTGCTGACGATTATCAGCACCGTGTGCAATGCGATTAGCACCGCCGTACAGGCGATTTGGAACGCAATCAAGACGTTCTTGTCGTCCACCATGACCGCCATCGGCAACGCTGTCACCACCGCGTGGAATGGATTCCTTGCCACGATTTCCAGCCTGTGCCAGACGATCAGCACCACCGTACAGAACATCTGGAACGGCATTCTTGATTTTTTCTGCGCTCTGCCGTCCACGCTGGCAACGCTGGGGCGCACCATGTTCCAGCGCATGGCTGATGCAATTAAGGGCATGGCCGGCACAGTCTACAGTGCTGCTACAGGCTGCATCAACAAGGCTGTGGACTTCATCAAGGAACTGCCCGAAAAGGCGCTTGGATGGGGCAGGGATTTCATCAACGGATTTGCAAAGGGCATCGCCAATGCGGCAAGCGCTGTTGTGGACAATGTGCGCGGCCTTGCCGATGACATCCGCAGTCTGCTGCATTTTTCCCGTCCCGATGAAGGGCCGCTGCGCGATTACGAAAAGTGGCCTGTGGACTTCATCCACGGTTACGCTAATGCAATGCGCAGTGCCATGCCGTACTTGCAAAAGACCCTTGACGGCATCACCGCAGGAATGGCAATCATGGTAAACGGCCCGCAGCTTGCAGGCGCAGGCGCGGCCCCGGTTCCCACCACGAAAACCATCAACTACAACCAGACCATCAATGTGACAAGCCCCGACCCGGTATCCCCCGCAGAGACGGCGCGGGCGACCCGCATTGCAACCCGCGATTTGATTTCCAAAATAAAGGGGTGATACAGTGCGAAACTTCCTGCTTGTCTGTGATAACGGCAGCGGCGAGAAAATCACAATCGGCTACCGCTGGCCGCTCTGGCTGGACGCTGTTGACGGTCTGACAAGCTCTGATTTTGACGTTGATACAGAAAAAGGCAACGATCAGGACGGCGAACACTACAAGTCCAGCACAGCCGTGAAGCGCAACATTGTAATTTACTGCTGGGTCAAGGATAACATTCAAGCTATGCGGGAAAAGTTATACAGCTATTTCCCGCGCGGTGAGACCGGTACACTGTATGTGACAGATGAGGGCATCACGCGCAAAATTGACTACAAGCCCGAATTTGTCCATGTTGACCCAACAGGCCAGCAGCGCAAAGTTACAATCAGTTTGGTGTGCCCCGACCCGAAATTCAAGGCTGTGACGGATGACCGCGTTGAAATGGCGGTGTGGGATGGCCTGATTGAATTTCCCGATGATGTGCTTGAACTGCCTGCCGAAGAATTTGAAATGACAACAAAGCGTGCCAACTTGGCTGTTGCCGTTGAGAATGCAAGTAATGTTGCGCGCGGTTTGACAGTGCAATTCATTGCAACAGGAACCGTGACGAACCCCAGCTTGTTTGAAGTGCGCAGTCAAAAGGGATTCAAAATCCGCTGTCAGATGCACGCGGGCGATGTCCTGACCGTCACGACAGGATTCAAAAACAAACGAATCATGCTAAAATCGGACGGCGTGGAAAAAGGCGCAAATAACATGTGGGTATTCGGTTCAACATGGTTGCAGGTCGAACCCGGCAGCAATGTGTTCCGTTATGATGCGGAAAGCGGCGTTGACAATTTGGATGTTGTTATGTCCAGCACACCGGTATTCTGGGGGGTGTAGCCTATGGAACTGTATGCCTACCGCGAAAACGGCGAATTTATCGGAACCATTGACTTCTACACATCCCTGCGCTGGCGGCGACAGTATTGGACTGCCGGAGAAGTTGAACTGCATCTGCCCGCTACCAAAGAAAACCTTGCCGCCATCAAAGCGGGCGTTATCCTGCGCAGGGTAGGTTACACCGAATCCGCCCGCATTATGGGCATCAAAACCAAAGGCGGCGAGATCACCGCCAATGCGCGGATGCTTGAAATATATTTTTCGATGGCCTATGTCATCGGAACGAAATCCTTCACGGGCACGCCTGCCGAAATCCTTTGCCAACTGGCCGAAGATGCCCGCGAATCCGTGCCCGAACTGGTCGTTGACAAAACGGCACTACCCAGCGGCGCAGAAATCACGATTCAGTTGGACTTCAAAAACACGCTGAAAGCCATGACCGCCGTTGCGAAAGCCTACGGACTGGGTTTTCGGCTGCTGTTTTCCGAAAATCAAAAATTTACCTTCCAAGTGTACGAAGGCACAGACCGAAGTGCCGATCAGGCCGACAACAACATTGTGTATTTCACCGACGAATTTCAGAACTTCATCGACCCGGAATATAACTTTGACGAATCCGACTACTGCAATGTAGCCTATGCGCGCGGCAGTGATGGCAAGGTTGCCTGTATTGACCGTTCCAACGGCGGGCGCAAGCGCGTCTGCTTTGTGGATGCGTCCAGCATCACGCCCGATGACAAAACCGAAGCGGCCTATCTGAACGAGCTGAAAACACAATGTGGTTGGGGCCTGTTCGACCACATCAAAACGAAATCTTTCACGGGCACTGCCGTGAACATTGAGAACTTCGCCTATATGCAGGATTGGGACTTGGGCGACATCGTTACAACAGGCGATTCCAGTATTGGCATCACCATGAACGAACGTGTTACCGAGGTTGAAGAAGTCTATGAAAAAGGCAGTGTCACGATCTACCCGGTGACGGGCAAAACAAAATCCGAAACTTTGAATTTGGAGGACATCTAAATGGGAGAATGGAGCGGCTTTTTCCCGTCGTCCGGCGGCGACAGGAAGTACAAAACAGCCCACATTGCCGCGATCACCGATGCGCTGTTCCACTCTGGCGTGTGCCAAAACGATGATCTGACGCTTGCCCCGGCAGGCGCTATGACCGCCGCACTGGGCGCGGGCCGCGCTCTGGTAAACGGATACCACTACCAGAACGACAGCCCCTTGAACCTCACGTTCGGCTATGCTGACGGCACGCTGGCGCGCATTGACGCGGTCATGCTGCGGCGGGATGCCAATTCCCGCGACATCCACGCCGTTGTTGTACCCGGTACGCCTGCCATCAACCCGACTGCCCCTGCCTGCACCCGTGATGCCGACGCATACGATTTGTGCCTGTATCATGTGCGGATTCCCGCAGGCGCTACCGCCATTACGGCATCCATGATTACAGACCGCCGCGCCGACGCTGATCTGTGCGGGTATGTCTACTGCAAGTTTTCTGGCATCGGCACATCCGTTATGCAGGCGGCAGTCGATGAAATGATTGCCAGCGTCAGCGCAGAACTGAACCAGTTGAACGCGGGCACGGCAGTCATGACGAAAGCGCAGTACGACCCGAACGGCAGCGGTGTAGATGTCACGGCGCAGATTTACAAGTGTACCAAGAACGGCAAGGTTTATGCGTTGACTGGGCACGGCGGTTTTGGCCGTTTCAAAGTTCCTGCGGCATGGGCCAGCGGCGACACATGGACAGTCAACGGCAAGAGCGTTCCCGCCTACTGCGGCGCGGATGCCGTGGACGGCGACACAATCGTTGCGGGCCGCTGGGTGTTGTTTTCTTACGACGGAACCCAGCTAAATTTTAGCGGCGGCGGTGGGTTATCCCTTGGAAAGCTGGCACAGGCCACCGCCAAGCCCGGTCAAGTGCTGGCGGGCGTTCCGTACTATGCGGGCAACAAAACGCTGAAAAAAGGAACCATGCCTGACCGCGGGCAAAACCAGTACGGCGGGAGCGTGGAAGCCGGAACCGACTATATAGCAATCTGTGATCTGCCCGAAGGCTACTACCACGCCGACAACGCTAGAAATGCCCCCGAAGCCCGCGCCAAAATGACGGCGTTCGGCACGGCGGGCAAAGCTGAATTGATGGCCGGATACACCATGACCAGCAAAGAGGGCTTACGCATTGGCGGTACGCTTATTCTGTCCGGCGATGCTGATACAAGTGATGTCATCAGCGGCAAGTCCTTCTACACTACTGACCCCAAAACCAAAAAGAGGGGCACGCTTGCCCTGTCCGGCAGCGCCACCGCTGCTGATGTTCTGGCGGGAAAAACATTCTATAACACCGATGCCAAAAGCAAGCAAGGGGGCCAGATGGCCGACAACGGCGATTGGAGCGCAACACTTACGCCGGGTGGTTCCGCAAATGTGCCCGCTGGAAAGCATAGTGGAAACGGAAGTGTAACTGCAAAAAGCATTAAAACTACGGAGGTATGGAAACAGTGCAATCCGGGCCAAAATTCATTTCCGTTTGATGGCGGTACGCTTGTAGGCGTTCAGTATGCCGGTTCTCTTTATACTGGCGATAATATTTTGCAAGGTGCAGGAATAAGCGGAAATAGTTATTGGGCGCAATGCGCAAGTTCAGCAAGCGTTCGATTTATTCTTGCTTACTACTAAAGGGGGCTACTATGTGCAATACAACCACTGAAAATTTTATTGTTGTCGATGTCATGACCCGCGCCATTTCGATACCTGAATCCGAAGTGAACTTTGGTGTCGCCGGTGACAAAAATGTTGAAACAAAGCACATCCGCATCAACGGCCATGTAACCGCCAGCGGCCTTGACCTGTCCCAAAATTTTGTTTGGCGCGTCGTTGGTAACAATGGCGGCGGCGGGCCGTTCTCCGACCCAATCGACACCACCACGCTTACATCTGATGGTTGCATTGAAATGGACTGGACACCCAGCCCAGCCGCAATGGCGCGCAAAGGCAAGCTGCATTTCAATGTGTGCGGTATCGAAGTTAATGACAGCGGTATTTCCCTGCATGAGTGGCACAGCGAAATGGGCACGGGTATTGCCAAGGAAAACGCCGAAGCCCCCATTGAGGACATCGGCGGCGCTGATCTTGTGGCGCATTTGCAGTCTATGGCCGCACAGGTTGCCAACAACGCAAAAGTCACTGCTGATGCCACCGCCGAAGTAAAAAATGCCGCCGAACAGGTCGAGCAAGGCAAGAACACTACTCTTGAAGCTGTGGAATCTATCATTGACAGCGCGAAGGAAGCGTCTGACGCTGCGGCAACCTCTGTTGCCGCCCGTGATGTTGCCAAGGCAGCACAGAACGCCGCCGATCAGCAAGCCACGCAGGCCGCCCAGAGCAAGGACGCTGCGGACAAGTTGATGCAGCAGGCCAAGACATACGCCGACGAAGCGGCGGGCTATGCTGGCGCGGCAAAGTATTCTTTCGGCTATACCAGCGACGGCAGATTTGCATTTTTCGTAAACGATGAAAGCGAGGTATAAAACATGACCCCTGTATGTTTTCCTTTTACCGATGACACAGGCAAAGAAATGCGTGATCTCATGTCGCAGCAGACGGAATTGCTGGCCGCGATTGCGGCAGGCAACGCAAGCGCCGAATTCATTGATGCGAGTTTTGGCGCACTGCTGGACGGCACGAACACTACAAAAGTGTTTTGGCTTTGGTGGCCGTTGAGCGCCACCGGCGGTGCATCGAAGTATGACCGCCTGTGCCGCTTCTTTGCCATGATGGCAAAAGCCGGGTACAAACTGGCCTACACGCTGCGCTTCTATCTGGACACGGTATCTTCTGACTACACGGGTACGCCGCTGGACGATCTGGCGGATGGCCGTTCCGCTGCACCGCTTGTGACCGATACCACCACCGATGTAACCGACTGGGCCGAAGAAGATTTGATGACGTGGTACATTCGCGGTAATGCTTTGAGCCTTGCCGATGGCACTATGAACATCCTTGCGCTGGAAGGTGAACGCGAGTTTGACATCACGGGCGAAACCGCCCCCGTCTACTGCTTCTCTTTGGCGCTGTGCCTGAAAGAATGGGAAGATGCCAGCTATATGTATAACAGTTGGCGCACCTATCCCGGCAACGGCTATGTGCCGATGGCGGGCGACGTTGCCCCCGATGGCACGATGCGCGTTATGACATGGCATCCCGCCTACTGCGGCGGTCTGAACGCGAAGGGCGGCATGACAAGCGGCATCGGCAAGCCGCCCATGGTCTGGGTCAGCGCCAACGCTGGTATCCCTCTGGCACGTAAAACTACCACATACGAAGGACTGTGGAACGACTGTGATCAGCAGTTTGCCTTGTCCGCATGGCGGCTGCGCCACTGGACAAAGAGCAACAGCGGCAAGTTGGAGGGCTGCACGTCCTACAATTACCAGTATACGCCAGCCGTGGCCGAAGCGAACGTCAAGCGCGTTGTGCTGACTACGGCGCAGGCCGCAAACATCCTGCCCGGTTCCGGCGTGTGTCTGGGTGAGCGCAGCGGCGAAACCAGCCCCACCACCGATAGAAACCAGTCCTACAACCACAATATTTTCAACTGGGCAAAGGTCGTCAGCGTCACATCCGAAGTTATCGGCGGCGTGGAATACGGCATTGTGAATCTGGATTTGACGGATGCCATTTCCCCGACCACTACCATGCTGCTGTCTACCATGCCTTGGCCGTCCGGCACGACGGAATGTCTGCCCGGTCATAGTGATGGCTGCATGGGCAACCTGACGAATGGTAAATACCCCTACCGCGTGGCAGGCGTTGAAATGCAGATCGGCAACTATACCGAACAACTCGACCCGCTGTGGCAGGCAAGTCTTGTTGACGATCACTGGCACTATGATGTCTATTCCTGCCGCGATTCCGAGAAACAGGCGGGCAGCATCACGGCGAACTATGAAAAGACCAGTTCGTTCGATCTGCCCAACGCCAACAAATGGAGTTGGAACTATATCCGCGCACTGAACAAACTTGCCGCTGAATCCATGAACCCTGTGAAATTTGGCGGCAGTGATTCCACCTATGTGCGGGCGGCTTTCTATTCCCCCGGTAGTGCGGGCCTGTACGCGCCTTGGCGTTCTGGCCATCTTAACGTCAGTGGCGCGTGTGGCCTCCCGTGCGCGTATGGCTACTATTCGCCCGCGATCTCGCGTTGGCACGGTTCGCCCCGCCTTGCAGGAAGCGGTAAAAAGCGGGGTGAATGGGTGAGCGCGTAAGCGCCACCCAGAGGGGCAGCAGGCCCCTACATAATCCTGTAAGCAATATTCCTTATGGAGTGGTACAGCGGCGTTCGGCGGCTTTCAATTCCCCCGGTAGTGCGGGCCTGTACGCGCCTTGGCGTTCTGGCAATCTTAACGACAATGGCGCGTGTGGCATCCCGTGCGCGAATGGCAACAATTCGCCCGCGAACTCGAATTGGAACGGTTCGCCCCGCCATGCTGATGAAAATAAAGTCCGCACAATGCGGGCAAAAGCGTTGTACCGCGCCTGCGGCTTTGACCGCTAAGATCATGTGATACCGACACCATATAGCTGCGCCGATGCGAGAGATACGCGCGGGGTGGTGTGTATGGCCGCAGGCCGTGGGCCTGCGTGGCGGCTAGTAGTAGATACTGCGGCCCTGCTGCAAGGGCCACAGCAACCGAACGTCGTTGAACATCAGCAAGAACGAAAGGCTTTGAGGGTTTGAAAAAGAACAGATATATGCCGCTTACACATGAACTGTGTGAGCAAGCGGCCTTAGAAGCCTTTAACGATAAATGGTTCCGTCGTAATTATCTGGCTATGGCGGAAAAGTACGGAGGTGTTACCCGTGCAGAATTACAGACCGCCGCCCGCGTGGCGGATATGGGGCCGCGCCTTGAAGTAGTTCACGGCATTGCCCTTGAAATGGAACAGCGCATTGATGATCTGCTGGACGGCAGTGCAAACGATCTTGACCTTGACCCGGTGCATACTTTCCCGCGCATTGATGGTATCAGTATGAAACTGCGGCAGTTGTCTGACTGTTGCCCGCTGCATCAATGTTTCGGGCATCTGGCCTATCTTGGCCTGCGGCCACTGCTGCGCGCAAGACTGTTGCCGTATCAGTTCGCCAGCATCCCGAAGAAAGGCCAGACGGCACTAAAGCGGCAAGTTGAACGATGGCTGCGCCGTAAAAGTCTTGGCATCCAGCACGCCTTAAAACTGGATGTCAAAGGCGCATACGAGCATACGAAACAGGAACTTGTGCTTGCGATTCTGCAATATGAAATTCCGCTCGCCGCTTGGCTGCTGGCCGTTGTGCGCTGCCTGCTGGCAATGTCACCGAACGGCGGATTGCTGATTGGTGGCTATCTGGAAGCATGGATGTTCAATCTTGTCGCAAGTTATATTCTTGTCCGCATCCTTGGCTATGTCAAGACCCGGCGTGGTGTGTCCGTACCGCTTGTGGTGCGCAGTGGCAGCTATATGGACGATCTTGTGCTGATGGGCCGACGATGGGCTGACATCCAGAGCGCGGCCCGTAAGATTACAAAATGGGTCAAAGACACGCTGCACCTGACAATCAAGAACAGTTGGGTGCGCGTTGACTTCCTATCCCCGGCAGAGGAACACCGCCGCCGACACCTGAAAGGCGCGGCCAAAGGTTGCCCCGGTCTGGATATGGCAGGGTATGTCATGCACCGCACCTATACTACCGTTCGCCCGGGTATTTTTAAGCGAGCACGGCGGCAGTATATGCGCGCAGGGGCAGACTTGAAGCGCAGCCACTTCATCCCGCTTTACCGTTCGTACCGCCTGATAAGCTACAACGGATATTTCAAGGGCACAAAATCCCGCGCTGCTGCCGAAGCGTTGAACCAGCAAAAACTATTCAAATCTGCAAAATGGGCGGTGCGCGCCGCCGCGATCAAAGAAAGGAGCCTTGCCGTATGATTATTACGGAATCCCTCGACAACAAACCTGCTGCCGTTACGCTGGAACCCTTGCCCGATGGCACGACATGGCTGTATTTGCGTAAAAACGCCAAACAGGTTGAAACTGATACCGGTGATGAAACGCCTGATGCTAAACTGTGGCAGTGTGAAACTGCCATCGGCAAGTTGGGTGCAGACCGTTCCGGTGAAACCGCCGATACCATCAACGCCAAGTTTGACGATTGGTGGACGTATGCCGCCGCATGGGCAGAGGATGAACCCCTGCCCACTGTGCAGGAACAAATCAACGCAATCTATGACACACTGGCCGTTATGATGGGGGTGTAACCTATGGCATTCTGGAAACTTATGTACAGGCTTGGCCGCGCCACTGCTGCACAGGTGTGGGAACAGGTAGACAACGGGAATCTTACAGAGTTGCAGGCAACGCAGATTTGCGGCCCGCGCCCTTGATTCCGGCGAACCTTGCCCGCGCCGCGCTTGATCTGGCCGACGAAGCGCTTACCGCTGCCGAAGCGGCAGGGGTGGACACCGCCGACCAGCGGGCCGCGCTGGCAGAACTCGAATTTAACTACGCGCTGGGCATCCGCCCGGTCAGAAAGGAACAAACCGATGTCTAAAATCTACGGAATCGACGTTTCCCACCATCAAGGCGCAATCGACTGGGCAACCGTGGCGGCAGAACTGCGCCGTGTGAACGGCGGCACAAGTCCCGGCTTCGCCATCCTGCGCGCGGGCTATTCCGCCCGCCACGGCAAAGGCGGTCTGTACATGGACGGCCAACTGCTGCGCAATATCAAGGGCTGCGAACAGTACGGCGTGCCCATGGGCATTTACTTCTATTGTTACGATCAGAGCGCCGACGCGGCGGCAACCACGGCAGAGCAGGTCGTCAAGGCCATTTCCGGGCACAAGTTCGACTATCCCATCTATTACGATGTGGAATATGAACCGTTCAATAAAGCGTGCGGCAAGGCGACCAACACGACCATCATCAAATCTGCGCTGGGTGTGTTGGAACAGGCTGGGTATTATGCAGCCGTCTATTGTAGCCGCGACTTTTTCCTCAACTACACGAACCTGTCTGCGTTGAGTGGCTTTGACAAGTGGGAAGCGGCCTACACGGCTACGGACACCGCTGCCGTCAAAAACGGCCTGTGGCAGTATTCCAGCACAAACGCGCTTGGTATCAAGGGTTTCGGCGCAAAGCTGGACTGTGATGTGTCCTATGTGGACTATCCTGCTATTATGCACGTCAAGGGCCTGAACGGCTACCCGAAGCCCAGCACCGACACGAAGCCCGCAGAGAGCGCCACGCCGTTGCAGTGCCCCACCGTTGGCCCTATGAGCAAGGGGGACTTCGACACCATCCTTGCTGCCGCTGGCCACGTCCCGACGGCCTACACCGTCACATTCCCGCCCATGACCACCGCTGCGGCCAGCGTCTTGCAGCAGAAAGCACACGGCCTGTCTGTCGGCTATTCCAGCATGTGGGCGGAGGGTTGACCGATGGAACAGATTATTGCACAGATGCTGCCCGGTCTGCTGTCGTCGCTTGTGACGGCCTGCGCGGGCGCTCTGGCGGGCTATCTGGCAGGCCGCAGGAAAGAAGCCAAGGCAGAGGATAAGAACGTCAAAATCGCTGTAAAAGCCCTTCTGCGCGGCCAAGTCATGGATTTGGGCCTACACTACATAAGTAAGGGCTACATCCCGCCTTACGGGCTGGAAACCCTACGCAATTATTATGACCCCTATGTTGCTTTGGGAGATGGCGACCCGTCCATCAAGCACATTGTCGAAACGTGCGAAAGTCTCCCCGTGCATAGTGGAGAAACGGAGGTGAACACATGAAAAAGAAGTATTTGCGCGCTCTTGCAAAAGCTGCTGCCGTTCGCGCGATCAAGACCGTTGCCCAGACGGCCATTGCAACCATCGGCAGCGCCGCCGTACTTGGGGCCGTTGACTGGCGCATCGTTGTCAGCGCGTCCGCCCTTGCGGGCTTGCTGTCCCTGCTGACAAGCATTGCAGGCTTGCCGGAAGTGCCCGACAGTGACGGTGACGGCATCCCTGACGACGTGGACGACGACTAAAACAAACACGGCAGACAACCCATGCGGGCGGTCTGCCGTGTTTCCGTTTATTGTTCTTTTTTGCGTGTTGTATCAATGCCGCTGTCTGCAAGAATCAGTGCGCGGATATAATCGCTGTATCCGTCATAGCCTTTTTGCTTTGCATACTCTTTCAACGCTGCGACTGTTCCCTTGGCAACGGGAACATTAAGGCGATCATAGTTTTCACGCTGGAACTGGTTTCGATAATCGTTATATTTTCCGGGCATGGCAATCACTCCTTTAAGGGTAGTTTACCACATTTGAATGTAATGCGCAATACAAAACATGTACAGATAATGCGCATTATCTTTGTGCAATATTACTATTGTAATTATGTTATGCGCATGATATAATTAAACCATAGCAAGGGGCGGTACAAACAGAAAGGAACCGCCAAATGAAAAGTAAAGAGTTTGAAAAGTTAAGCCCGAAATCAAAACAG